TTAAACCATTTTACTAAACCAGTCATTTTATTAGACATAGATATTACCTTCTTAATTTTGTGAGCCACATAGTGCGGCGAGAATTTGATCTGTATAGATTGGGACTTACTTAGGCACTTAAGGAGGAGACTCACGAAGAAGGGAAATCAGAAGATAACACTGAACTGAGACTGCTTTACTAAAACTGCTTACATAAGGTCTGTCTTGCAAACCAACGATGCTATTAACGCATACCCCTTCTTTTCATGCAACCTTTATTTTTCAAAGATAACTAATTTTTGTCACCATTGGTTTAGTAAACGTTAACGAACCAGACGATGCCAGACACCTTTACAGAGAACAGATGCCCGCCAATTGGCGGGCATCATTATGCGCATTTCGCAATATCTTTGCGGCGTTTAATCAGTTTCTCCGCAATTTGCTCTATTTCGTTGAAATCTTTCGAGACGCTGTTTCGAAGCGCCAGATTCCATTTACTCAAAGTTCGGGCATTTTGGACAATTTGATCGCCCTCTTTAAGTCGTCCGTTATTCATGAGCCATTCAGCCACATCAGCCCAATCCCAGAGAGGAGACTGGCCTTTTATGCGTTGTACAGGGCAAGGGAAGTCGCCGCTTCCGCGCTTACCGTCTTTGAGCAACGCCACTGCCTGGCGAGACAGGTCTGTCAGTTCCGCGATATCGCTTAAGCCCACAAGAGCCGAGTCGACGGATTCAACAATTGCACCGATACCGGCTGATTCAATATTGTCGACCGCAGATGCGATAGCTGCATCAAGTGATTGTGCTTCGCGGTCAAATTCTACATAGACGGAGTTTCCATATGCGCAAATTAGCGCATCGTCACAGCCGTTTTGGTACAGCGCGTCTTCCAGTCCTTCCGTCTCATACGATACGCCTGAGAGCGTCAGAGTGAAGTTATAAAGCGCCATAGTTTTCCTTTGAAGATAGTTGGACAGTTTCTGCAAAAGGCGGCTAATGCCGCCTTGAAATCATTTACAACGATCAACCATTCGTTTGATCTGTTTGGCATGGTTTTCGGGATTACCCGGAGTCGACCATACGCTCATTTGGTGAGTTTTGTGTTCACCTTCTGGATTACCGCATCGCAGTCTGCAAAAACAATGTGCAGCACCACCAGCAGCTACCCAGATCCAGCCTTTACTTAATGCATAGTCAATGGCTGCTTGAATATGCTTATTCGGATGTTGCTTCATTCGCCTCCGATAATAGTATTCTATTCACAGTGTTGACATCTGTCAACGGCGACTGAATTTCATCCGTTCATGCCACACCCCCATCCATCTCATGTATGTGACCTAAAGATGGTCAGCACAGCTTACCAAAATAAGACAACTAATTATCTTCGGTGATCTCAATATTTTCCCCTGAACAAAGTTGACATGACGCCATAAACCCGTTCTCTGTTTGATATAATTGATACAGATTTTATAAGTAGGAACCTATTAGAGTGAACACTGATATTTTTTCTAAAATCATGGCCGATCTGGAGTTCGACCGCGACAACCTTGAGGAAGTATGGCGTAAACAGCCACGGCTTTTAATGGAGTATGGGTCAAAACTAGCGCAGGCAGATCGAGATGTCGCAGAGGCAAAACTTAACCTTGAAGCTGTTGAAGCAAAGCTATACGACACAGAGCGTAAGAATTTGAGTATGAACGGCATTAAGTTCAACGAGTCTGTACTGGACGCTAAGGTTAAAACAAACCCACAGTATCTGTCTAAACGGCAGAAGTTGGATGAAGCACGGCACATCGCAGACATATACAAACATGCTGTCGCCGCCTTTTCGCATCGCCGAGACATGATCGTTCAGGCGTCAAAGATGGCCATCGTTGAATTAGAGCGATTAGGCTCTGAACGCTTTATTACTCCCCGTTGATTTTTGATAGATAATAAGTAAGTACTGATCTATCATTTAACAGCTCGAAAGAGCCACGAATGAACGAAAGCCCAACGCGCATAGCGCCATCGGCCAAATCACAACAAGGAGAAACACATGTCTAAGACATTACTTGATTTGCTTAACAAAACTCGTGAAGACATTGCCGCCAAACGTGGTAACAACGTTGATCTGACTCGCTTAAAAGACGGCGTCAACTATATCCGCATCTTCCCGAATAAAGACGACCCAAACGGTAAGTTCTTCCAGACTTTCGGTATGCACTACGTTAAGTATCAGAATGAGGAAGGTAAAGAAGCAACCAACGCTTATATTTGTGAGCAACATACTCACGGTCGCGCTTGTCAGCTATGCGAAATGGTGATGGAAGGTCGCGCTCGTCACAAGGGTAACAAAGCAATGGAAGAACGCATCGGTCAAATGCGTGCCACTCCTCGCTACCTGGTCAACGGCATTCTTTCTGCTCGTGAGGATTTCGCAGATGCTGAGAAATGCCAGTTAATCGAGCTGCCGTCTACTGTATTCGATGATATCTGCAAAGCAATCACCGAAGACATCGCTGATGATATCGGCAATCCACTGAGCAAAGAGGAAGGCTACGCATTCCTGATTAAACGTACTGGCTCTGGTCGCGATACCAAATATGACGTCTCGCCTAAGCGTAAAGTCTACAAAGGCGATATCGAAGATAAATTCTGGAACACCCAGCATGATCTGATCGCATACGCAAATCAGGCTGATGAAACTCGTCTTCTGTCGACAGTTCGCACTATGGGTCGTCTGATTGGCATCGCTGCACCAACTGCCGCAGCATCTGCACCAGCAATTTCCTCAACCGCGAAAACATCGGCTGCGGCACTACCTGGATTTGGCTCTGTCACTGGTCATACAGAAGGAGCGACGGCTGTAGCAACCGCGCACACACCGGCTTCTGAACCAACCAGTCTGGTTGATGAAGAAATCCTCCGTGCCGTTGAAACTGAATTTAAACCAGAGGCAAGTTCCGCTGCCGTTGCCGTATCAGTCAAAGAGTCTGAAGCAGTCGCAGCGACATCTGTAGCAACCGCATCTGCGACGGAAGATGAAGGTCTGGATGACCTACTGAGAGAGCTGGACTCTCTGTAATCCCATTACGTGACCAGTAAGGCGTCTACGGACGCCTTACTTTTTGGAAGGAATGTACCGGTGAATTATCTCTTCGTAGATGGCAATAGCCTGGGTTATTACCACCAACAATCTGACAAATTGCACAACGGCGAAATGGAAGTACAGGCTGCTTTCGGCTTTGTTAAGAACGTCCGTCGTTATGCCTCCATCCTCCATGCCCGACCTATGATTCTTTGGGATGGATTTAGTGACAAGCGTCGCGACTTTTACCCGGACTACAAAGCAAATCGCGACGACGATCCTGATATGAAAAAGATGAAGGAAGGCTTTGCTATCCAGAAGCCATACATCCTCAAAATGATGACCGCGCTTGGAGTTACCCAACTCATTGCAAAAGATGCAGAAGCGGATGATCTGGCCGGGCTGCTGGTATCCCGCATGGCACCGCAGCCAACCGTTGAACACATCTATCTGTTAACAGGCGATAGCGACTGGCTTCAGTTAGTTCGTGAAAACGTAAGCTGGGTAAGCCTGCGTGAAGACGCCAAAAACAAGCAGGTTAATTTTGAGCAATTTGCGGAGCTGACAGGATTCGCCACGCCTCGCGCATTTTTGGAAGCAAAAGCATTACAAGGCGATAAATCGGACAACATTAGCGGTGTTGGTGGCATTGGTGCTGGCGGTGCGAAAGAGCTTCTGCATGAATGGGGAAGTGTCGCAACGATGGTACGCGGCATCAACGACGGCTCAATCGTGGTTGACAAAGGACGCCATAAGACCGCCTTCAACAAACTAGCGAAGAATGCCTTCAACGAGAAAACAGGCTGTCGAATGCTCGAAGCGTTCAAGAGAAACATCACGCTAATGAACCTGATTGAGACGAAGTTTCCGCCTACCGAAATCGAAACAATCAAAGGCAATCGTGACGTGAAAGCATTCGAGCAACTGTGCTACGAGCTGAATTTCCGTTCGTTCCTTGAAGACCTTGAAGTGTTTGTTCTTCCATTCGAAAGGTATTGCTAATGCTTAAATCGATTATTAATGGCGCTACAACCACCCCCACCCAACTGGCAAAAGAGATTGTCTTTTATCACGGTGAGTACGCTGTCATCGCACTGCCGTCAATTCTAGGCGCTGCCGGAATGAAAGCGACAGATCGCGAGTTTGGATTAGTCAGCGAGCAGGTCGTAAAAATCCTCGCTCGTGTATCCAGACTCCTTAATCACGATGCGATTGTATTCGACGAATCCGCCGCTTTAAAACGAATCAACGAAACAAAAGGAGCCTGATCATGGCAAAAGGAAAATCCGCACTGGCACTTGCTCTGAAAAAGAAAATCGGTAGCAACGACGAAATTCAGAAAGTAACTCATTGGATTGACACAGGCTTTCCTCCGTTAAACAAAGCTATTTCCGGTCGTTACGATGGCGGTTTCCCATGTGGTCGTATCGTAGAAGTATTCGGGCCACCAAGCGCGGGGAAAACGTTCCTTGCAACAGCAGCGATGATCTCCGCTCAAAAACAAGATGGTCTGGCGGTATTCCTCGATCATGAAAACAGTTTTGACGTTGGCCTGGCTGTAGCCAATGGCCTGAACGCAGATGAGGATGACGGTCAGTGGGTATACAAGCAGCCAGATACCTTCGAAGACTCTGTAGAGTTGATCGGCACAATACTTAAATTGGTTCGTGATGAAGAGCTTATCCCCGAATCAGCACCTATCTGTATCGTGGCTGACTCTCTTGCGTCTATGGTTCCGAACTCCAAAGCCGAGAAGTTCGAAAAGATGGCTGAAGGCACAGCCAAAGACAAAGATCAGCTAAACATGAACGACAATACGGCACTGGCTCGTGCGACGAGTGCGAACTTCCCTACTCTGGCTTTGTGGGCACGCAAATACAACGCCTGCATCATCTTCTTGAATCAGGTTCGCACAAAAATCGGTGTAATGTTTGGCGACCCTACTACGTCTCCAGGCGGCGATTCACCGAAGTTTTACGCTTCTGTGCGCATCCGTCTCGGTGCATCGGTGATGAAGGATGGGAAAGAGAAGATCGGTCAGGACGTAGGCGCAGAGTGCATCAAAAACAAAGTTGCACCACCGTATGGCAAATGCACCTGGAAATTCTACTTCGATCCTACTCGTGGCCTCGACGTTATCGAGTCGCTCGTCGAGTACATGCTGGAAGAAGGATACCTGCCAAAGAACGCCAGCGGTCGAGTAGAAATTGGTGACAAGAAATACACCAAATCACAGATCGTCGAGATGTATCGGGAGAAGCCACTAGCTGAAATCATTGCGGCTTTACAGGCAATCGACGACCGGAGATCAAAAGACAATCCCACCGAGTCAGTAGAAGAGTAAACACAAGGCGTCCACAGGACGCCTTTTTTATCTCTTGAAAATATATAAGTGCTTACTTATCATTTTCACATAACAACCACATAGGAAAACACATGATCAAAATCTATCTATTGGCAGTAGCCACAGGCCTTTCAGTGGCTCTCATCTACGGATTACTGGTTCCGTCGCTGATTTCTGCAAAGAGTGATTTGGCCGTCATGCTTGGAGTTCTCGTTGGTTTTGGCGCTCCAGTAATCGGTCTTATTGGTGGTCGTAAGTTTATTAACTCATTAATCAAAGCAAAGGGGAAATAAGTAATGAAGAAAGGTTTACTTGCAGTTGCTCTGGCGGCTATTTGCACAATGGGTCTTACTGGCTGTGATCGCGTGGAGCCTGGATACGTTGGCATCAAAGTAAACAAATTAGGTGAAGACAAAGGGATTGGTGAAGTGGTTGGCGTTGGTCGCCAATGGACAGGTCTTAACACCGAACTTTACGTATTCCCGACCTTCAAACAAATGAAGACCTACGACGAACCGTTCACATTCCAGATGAGTGACGGTACTGCTATTGGTCACAAAATTGGCGTTGCGTATCTGGTTAATCGTGACAAGGTAACGACGGTGTTCCAGACCTATCGCAAAGGCGTAGACGATATCACCGAATCAGATCTGCGTCAGAAAATTGCCGACTCTCTAAACCGTTTGGCCAGCCGTATGACCACTGACTCATTTATCGACGGTGGTAAGGCACAATTGCTGGACAACGCACTGAAAGATATTCAGAAAGAGATGTCTCCGGTTGGTATTGAGGTACTGAGCCTGTCATGGGTTGGAAAGCCTGATTACCCAAAAACCGTCATTGAATCTATTAACGCCAAAGTAACGGCTAACCAGCGTACTCTGCAACGTCAGCAGGAAGTTGAACAGCGTAAAGCTGAGGCGAATATGCTACGTGAACAGGCTAATGGTGAAGCTGATGCTATCCGTGCTCGTGCGCAAGCAGAAGCAGACGCCATTCGTCTGCGCGGTGAAGCTCTGCGTCAAAACCCGAACGTTATGGAACTGGAAGCCATCAATAAATGGAATGGCCAGTTACCGCAGTACATGACTCAAGGGGCTAACACTCCTTTCATTACAGTGAAATAACTCCCCTAAAAAGTTCAGGCGTCCAGTTGGACGCCTTTTTTATCGCAATTATCTTATTAAGAAAACAATTTGTTTAAAAGGATAAGAAAACATGACAGCTATTAAGATACTCTACGATGCCGCAAACGTGGCTCTGGATGTTATTGATGATGAAGTAGCAAAAGGCTTTCCTGAACCTGATTGGGCGCATCAGCTACGAAACGCTATCGCAGAAATGACCCCACCAGATCCAACCCCCGACGAGACAGACTGGCAGCGATTCATCCGTATGTACGCTCAGGAAATAGGTCCAACGCCAACGGCAGAGCAGGCAATGCTGCTGAAATACTTCAAAGAGGCGGGAGAGGATTTACCAATTGATGACTCAGCATATTGGTTCCACTGCGCATGGCGTAAGTATGACGTGATATTCACACAAGGCATGGGAAGCAAAGATATGGTTGTGTGGCATCTACTCCATATAGACACAGCCGTTGACAGAGTTATTGAACAGTTTTTCCCTAAACAAGAAGATTGATCGCCTATTCATAACTAACAAAATAAGTAAACACTAACCACAAAAGGAAAAACACATGAGAGTTTTAGTTCGAATCGTTACCAGCACTGTCTATGACGTGTTTCCACTTTTTATGATCAAAGTCGATGGCCTTAACGACGAAGAAACTGACGCGCTGATCCAGCGTACTCTTGTTGAATATACAGGTCATGACGCTGATTCAGTGATGGTTGATGATGATGGTGTTTGTTGGCATAACGGCAACTGTTGGTACGTAGAAGAGACTCAACAAATCAGTGATGAAGATGCCGAACATCTTGAGCGTATTTTAAGCATCAGCACTTTTGAGTGAGTTTACAGTAAAATTTATATAAGTTAGTATCTACCTATCATGAAGATTTTTATTGAATACTTGTTACTCATCGTTTCAATAGCTTTTGTCATCGACTGCATTTTCACCGGTGTCATTCGTAAAGTCTTTTCCCCGGTGAACGACGTAGTCATAAACGCTTTGGCTATCGTGCTCGTATTTAATTCAGCATTTGATGTAATCAAAGAGGTGGCAGCATGAAGGCCATCCCATTCACTCTGTTGTTCCTTTCCTCGATCGTTGTGGCCGACACCACTGTTTATCAGTGTGAAATGTCTGTAGCCGACGTTAAGAATGGCGCTCTTGCCGACGTCATAAAAGCACCATATGGAGCGATGGTCGTAGACAGCGGCGACCAGTTCTATGTTGTGCGTGACGATCGAGTGTTGTCATCCCCATATCTCACAAACCGTAATGGCAAATTAACCGGCGTCGGAGAAGACCACTTCGTATACAACAAATACAAGGGCTTCTATGGCGTTCACGCTTCTCAGCAAAGCTACCTTTTCGATGACTGCAAGGAGGTTGGATAATGGCATTAACACTGGCAGGTCTGGAAATCGAGAAAACAAGCGGATACTGGCGTGCTAAGGGTTTCAAGCAGCCTGGCATTCTTGAGCGTCTGGAACGTGAAGATGGGTATATCGTCCACCAGCGGCGTGAATGGCGTATGTACGATCCAGAAACAGGAAAACTGACTACAAAAGCCGGAACACTTTGGGGTCTGTTGAAGAAAATACACTAAATGCAAACTGACTGCGGCACGTTCCGCAGTCATATTTCATAGTCGTCACCGCTGACAGCATACACAATCAACTGCCGCTGATAGCATATCGAGAGTCTATCTCACCGCTCACAGCATACTTTACTCGATTTTTTACCGCTGACAGCATACTTAAGACATTGCATGAATAATGTGTATCGGTATGGGTATAACCAGAACAAAATTACCGCTGGCAGCATACGAAGGTCTGATATATGCCATTAATTACCGCTGATAGCATATCCAAACAAAAATTCCTCAATAAAACACCGCTGACAGCATACGTTCTATCAGGGAGCAGCAGGCAATAAATACCTTTCACTACAAGTAATCAGCGCAATGGGAATAGAATGTTAGTGAGCGCAAACCTATATGGAATGCACTCTTCGAGGTTAGTAACCACTGGGGAGGTATAAAAGAGCATTGAGTGGTGATAGATGATTTACCGCTCACAGCATACGTTTATCTCACTATACCGCTGGTAGCATATCTTTAACCGTTCACAGCATACTTTTCAGAAAAATAGCCGCTGATAGCATACATTTCACCGCTGACAGCATATCAAAGCAGTTTGAGACTATTGGAAAGGATCTCAATCATCTTGATATTTTCAGGCGTCAAATTCTGCGAAAGTTCAGTTATCTTGTTGATAATGTTCTGTTTAGCATCAATTTCCCCGGCTTTCTCATCTGGTTTTTTGGGTTCGATGTCTTCAGGTTTTGGCGGTGCGACTTTAAGTTTTGGATTGCGGCTGTGAATCTGGATATAGATCGACCGCCCTCGCTTAATCTCGCTGTATTCGAGATAGCCCAAATCTTGGAGAGCTTTTAAGCCGTTACGTATAGTCTGATTCTGCGAGCTGACATTCCTGCTACTCAAATTGAGTCGCGCACGCAATCGAGCAAGCGATACCGGCGCAGGCTTGGTTGGAAGACTTTCGATGAAGGTGTACAGAGCCTGTGCTGTTTCTTTGCGTGGTAGCTTATTGATAACCTTTAACTGCAAAAGAACCTTATGGTCAAAGCGATATAGTTCGGCCAGCTTCGGTTCTGCATAGAACACCACCGTATCTTTCTGCTCGTTGTAGTCCACGCTATTGATGAGGTGCACCATCAGAAGCGAGATCTTGTTAGAGCCGTCGACGTTCTTTTCTTCATACGTTCTCTGGAAAGACAGAGTTGTACGCATGATCTTCAAAAGACTGTTTGTAAGCCGGTCGCGGAGTGTTTTGCGGATCTGTGACGATGGATAGCCACAAAACTTCGCAAATTTCGTGATGCTTAACTCGACACGACCGTTAGGTTCGCCGTATTCTGCCAGCGAACGCACAACGCCCACCCACGTTTTGAAATCATGATCCATGTCGAGACGAGGACCGGTTATCTTGATATCGGAATAGCCTTCAGAACGGGCTACTTCGAGCTGAACAAGCTCCTTTGAAGCATCGATCTCATTTGGCTTGTTACGCTTGCTGTATTTTGTCCCCTTGAGCGTGGGCACGAACAATCCCAGCCGCATCAACGCAATTGGTTGGACTGTATTGTTGCTATTAGGGACAAGTTCCCCTGTGTACAATTCAAGGGAACCTTCTTCAAAGTTGTCGAGATTATCTTCTACTTCTTTGTTATTTTTACCTTTTTTATTTTTTGTGGACATGTGGACACCTTTGTCATTCAACCGCTGACAGCATACTTGATTTGCCGCTGGCAGCATACCAAAAACAGTTGGCAGCATACGGCGAACCGTTGACAGACTATCAATTACCGCTGACAGCATACATGAACATGGCTTCAGACCAGTCGTGGCGCGGCTTACAGCGATCGGGGATCTTATTTGATCTATACAAGGATCTATCTATGGATCTCTTTATTAGGATCTATCCTGTGGATATGTGAATAATTAAAACAGGCATTTACTACCTTCGGCGCACCTGGTGGGTTATCGTTGCCTCGGCTAACAATCACAGAAAAATGACATATGGATCTAAAACGCACGCGCTGGGTTCGTCGTCTTGAAGACGGCTCCTACACTATCGAATCAAATTCCAACCTGAATAAGCAGAAGTTGCTTTGTGACATCTGCGGTATAGCGGCGAAGTGCCCGATCTACGAAACCAGAATTAAACTTGATAAGGCTGGTGTGAATTTTCATTTAAACAGTTGCATCAGGTACGTTCCATTACTCGCATTTCGTAAACCGATCATCGGATTGGATGCTCCCTACTTCAACACACTCCGTTCAGGTGTGACGTGGCGAGATCGTTTATCACCAGACAAGCTGATTTGCCTCGTATCCGCAGACACAGGGAAAATCATCCGTTTTGGGAAAGTAGACAAGGTTTACTCAGGCCCAGTAGACGAAATGTTGCGGAAACACAGCCGGTTTAATCATCTCTGTATGGGTGGTGAGAAAATCGAGAAGGTAGAAGAAGTGATCCGCAAATCCTACGGACACTTTCTGACCAAAGATAGCCTGCTCACAGCAATCTACATCAGACATGTAAAACGTGAGTTCGACCTCGAATACCACAGCGAAGAAGAGCTTAACCTTGTTGACCCACGTCCAAAAGCTGGCGTCATAAGCATAAACGCAGCGCGTAAAAAGCCCACTGACGCGCTGTAACCCTCCAGATCGTATATTGGCGTAGATAGAATCTACGCCCCCTCAAAATAGCTCTCATAGCGTTCTACAGTGATCCTGTCTTATTTTTAGTCATACAGACAAGCAAAGTTGCGCCACGATAAATAGGTATATACTTACTTATAAATTTTGTATATTAAGGCGCTCGTTTCATTCCTAACATACCGTTATGCATAGTTGTTTACCTTCTCATTGCTCTTAAAATTTGTATCAAAATAACCACAAAGGAAAAACACATGACTTTGCCATACGGCGTCATTTCTGACTGCCACTACCACAAATGGGATGCGTTCTCCACGACGAACGCTGAGGGGCTTAACTCCAGACTTGAAATACAGTTGGAAGCAACGAAAGAAGCAGCCATCGCCATGAAGAAGGCCGGTTGTACGTACATGTTGGTTGCCGGTGATACATTTCACGTCCGAGGAACTGTGTCCCCTTCTGTTTTGCATTACGTAACTGAAACGTACAAGTGGATTATCAACGAGCTTGATCTGACAGTAGTAATGCTGGCCGGTAATCACGATCTTGAAACCAACGATTCAGTATATAGCGCCAACGCAGCAGCATCGCTGAGTTCTATCGGCGTGGTAATCGTATGTGGCAAGCGCCCACACTCAATAAAAATTGGTGATGTGACTGTCCACCTGATTAGCTGGCGTAACAATCATGCGGAGCTTATCAGCGATCTGAAAGCATTACGTAAGAGCGTAGAAGGTGATAATCATGACGTTGTTATCCATACATCCATTAACAAAGCCATTCCAACAATGCCTGACGTCGGTATCGATGCGCTGGAGTTAAAGGATATCGGCTTTCGTCTCGTGCTTAGTGGGCATTACCACAACCACAAAGAGGTCATTCCTGGAGTTATCAGTGTCGGTGCACTGACTCATCAAAATTGGGGAGATGTTGGATCTCTGGCTGGCTACATGATCGTAAACCCGGACGGCAGTTTCAGTCACTACGAAACCAGTGCGCCTAAATTCATTAACCTGGAAGATGATGTTGCTGATGACCAAATTCGCGGCAACTACGTGCGTTTCCGCGCCGTAATTGAGAACGATGAAGAAGGCATTAAGTACCAGAACATCCTCAAAACAATGGGTGCAAAAGGTGTCGTGTGCAACTTCATCCGTAAGTCATCAATGATGGAAGGGACAGCCAGCACAACTGAAACCAGCAAAATCGATAGCCTGGGAGAGTCGGTATCTGCTTATTGCAAGATTGTCCACGATACTGACGGCGGATTTGATCTGAGCAAATTGGATATTTTGTGTCAGGAAATCCTCACCGAAGCGGAGAGTTCGGAGGCTGTGTGAAGCAAAGTCGTTATGGGAGCTTTCGAGACTTTGCCATCACGATGAAAAGACTTGAACGAGGCCAGACGGTGATGTTTCACAAGCCCTACCCGCCACAAGGAAATCCCGTAGCGTTTTATCTTGGAAGGTTAACAAGAAAAGGCGTATTGAGGCGCAGATCCTTCCCGGCGCATACGGAGTTCAGATTGAAAGAAGGCCAAAAGCTAACACACGGTATCAGAGGTGTTATATGAAGTTTTTAAAGCTCCAGGTTGAGAATTTTATGGCTATCGCCAGCGCGGAGGTCGAGTTAGATCAGCGTGGTTTAGTGCTCATTCAGGGTGTTAATAGTGATGATAGTTCCGCATCAAGTAATGGCTCTGGAAAGTCAACTCTAATGAATAGCCTGATGTGGTGTCTTTATGGCGAAACAGCTCATGGTGTGAAGGGTGACGATGTGTTGTCTACCGACCATGAAAAGAACTGTCGTGTTGCAGTAACCATCGAGGATGAAGGCAAGAGATACGCAATCATTCGTCACCGTAAACACAAAGAGTTCAAAAATCGTCTTATCGTTCGTGGTGAAGATGGCGATATGACGAAAGGCAAAGATGCGCTGACGCAGGAGTTCGTCGAGCGTCTGATCGGTGCATCTAAAGAGGTTTTCATGGCTTCCATCTATGCGAGCCAAGAAGCTATGCCAGATTTACCTGGAATGTCCGACAAAAACCTCAAAACCATCGTAGAAGAAGCCGCTGGCGTTGACAGACTGACACGCGCCTACGCTATTGCTCGTGAGCGAGCTAATGCAGCTGCCGCACGTATGGATGTGGTTAAAACCAAATTGGAGTCGACAATCTCGACCATTGAGGCAACACAGTCAGAAATTGAGTCAGCGAAAGCCTCCTCTGAATCATGGGAGCAAGAGCGTTCTAAACGTTATGACGATGCCCTGGCTGGGCTGGCCAGTGCCGAAGTTGAGTTAACGGAAGTTGAACTTGAGATCCGCACTCTTCCCGAACAGATACGTGATACAGAGAAGGCAATCGAAAGTGAGCGCAAAAAGTTAGCCTCAAAAGAAGAACATGACGCCAAGTTGCTCAAAGTTCGTGGTGCGATAACTGATATTCGGGCAAGCATCAAAGCTACAGAAAATAGTCAGGCTGATGCAATGAACCGCGCGCGTAATTTTAAGACCAAAGCAGAAGAGGTTGGTACTAAAGTGGGATCACCATGCCCTACTTGTGGCAAAGCCTACTGCGAAGAAGATCTATCAACGGTGAAGGAGAATTTCATTGAACAAGCACGTCAGGAAATTGGTCAGGCGAAGACACTTGCAGAGGCAATGGCTAAACACAAAACGAATCTTGAGAAAGCGTTAAGCATTGAGTCTGCCCTTGTTAAAACGACACCTGATGTAACGGCTATCATTGCCCGGATTGAAGAGCTTACGAAACAACTCTCATCTTTGCGTCATCGTGAGAAGGAGGTTGTTGCTATTGAGTCTCTTGTGACTCGTGCTCGTACTGAGGTCGATCGTATATCAAAAGAGATTAATCCGTTTATTGCTCTTATCGCCAGACACGAAGATAACTTGGTATCCAGTAAGTCTACCTTCAAGTCCTTAAAAGATGAGTTGAAGGCTATTCAGGAACAAACGTTGCTATTGTCACGAACGGTGCAATAGTGATCCACACCCAACGC